AAACGAGCCGTTACTGCTACTATCTTGGAAAACCAAGAAAGAGCAACAAAAGAAGACCAAGCTTTCTTAAATGAAGCTGCTCCTACTAACTCTACTGGTGCTTCAATCAGTAATTGGGATCCAATCCTAATTTCGTTAGTAAGAAGAGCTATGCCTAATTTGATCGCTTACGATATCGCTGGTGTACAACCAATGACTGGTCCAACTGGTTTAATATTTGCTATGAGAAGCAGATACACTAACCAATCAGGAACAGAGGCGATGTTTGACGAAGCAGATACAGACTTCTCAAGCAGAAATGCTGCTGGAGACTCAACTGCTAATTCAGGCGCTGCTCAAACTGGTACAAACCCAGGTTTATTGAATGATGATCCATCAACAGCTTTCACTAGAGGACAAGGTATGGCTACGGCTACTGCTGAGGCTCTTGGTGATTCTGGTAACAATGCTTTTGCTCAAATGGCTTTCTCAATTGAGAAATCAACTGTGACTGCTAAGTCAAGAGCTCTTAAAGCAGAATACACTATGGAACTTGCACAAGACCTTAAAGCAATCCACGGTTTAGACGCTGAAACTGAACTAGCTAACATCCTATCTGCTGAGATCCTTGCTGAGATCAACAGAGAAGTAGTTAGAACTGTTTACATCAACGCTGAAATCGGTGCATCTGACAACTCATCAACTCACATTGGTGCTGTTAGTGCTATCAACACAACTACTGCTGGTATCTTTGATTTAGATACTGACTCAAACGGTAGATGGTCAGTTGAGAGATTCAAAGGACTTATGTTCCAAGTTGAGAGAGAAGCTAATGTAATAGCACAAAGAACAAGAAGAGGAAGAGGTAATATAATTATCTGTTCTTCAGATGTTGCCTCTGCTTTACAAATGGCTGGTGTTTTAGATTACACACCTGCGTTAAACAACAACCTAAACGTTGACGATACTGGTAATACTTTTGCTGGTGTATTAAACGGTAAATACAAAGTGTACATTGATCCATACAGTGCTAATAACTCTGCATCTCAATACTTTGTTGTAGGTTACAAAGGTACTTCACCTTATGACGCTGGTATGTTCTATTGCCCATATGTTCCACTACAAATGGTGAGAGCAGTTGGACAAGACACTTTCCAACCGAAAATCGGCTTTAAAACAAGATACGGCTTACAAGCAAACCCATTTGCTGAGTCAGGTGTATCTGATACTGCTGTAATCAATGGCGCTGGTAACAAAAACGCTAATAGATACTACAGACGTGTTAAAGTATCAAACTTAATGTAATAATTGAGTTTGTTCGATTGAACAAAATTAAAAGGGCGGCCATAAAAAGTCGCCCTTTTTTTATGCAGGAAGCCTAAATAATAATATGGAGACCGAAGATGGATTACAGATTTACAGCAATACTCATAGTCTTAATGTGCTTAATGGCCATCTTTTTAGAACCTGGATATATACCAAGATAGGAGATTAAAATGGCTACTTGTACAAACTGTGGACATGATTGTCACGGAAACAGAATAAACGAATTAAACGAAACTATGGACAAAGGTTGGTGTTCATATGGCGATGGTTGTGATTGTAATGATTGTCAGCATGACGGCGATTGTGAAGACTGTTAGTTTAATATTCATAGTATTATTAACTATTAGTTGTTCTAAAGCACCAAACCCTTTAGAAAGTATTGAAAAGAAATTAGACGAAGTACAACAAAAAGAAAAAGTATTAACTGAATCTGAAAAAGAATTAGTTAAAAAAGCCACGGAAAAAGAGTGGAACGAGTTGGATAAATAATTATATGACTACTAATAACACAATGGGTAGACAACCAACGGCACAAGATTATGCCTCACCTACACAATTTAGGTTTAACATAATCAAACTACCAAAGGTAGAATACTTTTGTACAGCAGTTAATGTACCAGGAATATCATTAGGTGATACAAAGACACAAGCAACTATGTTTAAAGACTTACCGATACCTGGTGATAAGTTGACCTATGAAGCTCTACAGATGACATTTTTAGTAGATGAAAATTTAGAGAACTTTCAGGAAATACATGGCTGGTTAGTTGGTCTAGGTTTTCCTAGAGATCATGCCGAGTTTAGAAATTTACTATCTTCAGGTAATGATAGATTTCCAACTGGCAATAGTGCTGTAAGCACTGAACCTGGTAAAGTAAAATACGGAGCACCTAATACAGGAGCTTCTTTTTCAGACGCCACACTAACTGTACTTACAAGTAAAAACAATGCTCAATTAGAAGTAAGATTTAGAAACTTGTTTCCTACAGCACTGACAGGACTAGACTACAATCAACAATCAACAGATGTTAATTACTTAACGGCAACTGTTACTTTTAGTTATGATATATACGACTTTGCTACAGTAGGGTCATCTACATCAAGCGTAACGACCTCTTAAACTTTACTTTTTAAGGTTTTTGTGATATAATGGAGATATTATGGATTTAGAACAATTACAAGACTTGGCTGATAAAAAGCTTAAAATAAATGATACAGAGTTAGACCTTGAATCATTAAAAACACCACAACTACATAACGAGTTTCTTAAACACTTAACTAAATTTAAACTTATGTTAAGTCGTGCTGAAACAGAATACAATGTACTTAAAAAAGATAAATGGGAATACTATACAGGTAAGGCAGACGCCTCTGTATATGCTTTAAAACCATTTGATCTAAAAATATTAAGAACAGATATAGACAAATACCTAGACGCTGATATTGATTTACAAAAGGCAAAACAAAAGGTAGATTACCTAGAAACAACTGTTGACTTTTTAGATAGAACAATACGACAAATAGCTAACAGAGGTTTTGCTATTAAGAACGCCGTTGACTGGCGAAAGTTTACCTCTGGTGCCATATAAATAGTTGAAAGTGAGATTATAATATGCAAACTACGAATAAATATATGTTCTATAAGTCAGCTATTGACGAAAAAACCTGTAAACAAATCATATCACACGGACTATCTAAAATGCAGGTAGATGAAAATGCTGGTATATCTAAATTAGCCTCTACCTTTGATGGTAAAGAAAAAGGTGGCGTATCTATTAAAGGTGAAAAAACATCTAGTAAGATTATGGCTGCTGGCATGACTAAAGAATCTATGAAGAAAAAAGGTATTGATGTAAGTAAAGCTTACGTTAGAGATAGTCATATATCTTGGTTAAATGACAAATGGATTTATGACTTGTTTCACCCATATGTACATCATGCTAACACCAAATCAGGTTGGAAATGGGATTGGAACTTTTCAGAGAATTTTCAATTTACAGTTTATCACGGACATCCAAAACAAGGACAGTTTTATGGTTGGCATGCTGACGGACAATCAGATTGGCAAGGCGCTTATAAGCCTGCCTTAAATGTAGGTACAAGAGAAAAACCAGATTTTAGAAAAGTTGAAAGAGATGAAAAGGGCGAGATAAAAAGAGATGGTAAAGGTAAACCTATACCTGCAAAAGATAAAGTGCCTGTAAGACCTAAAAATAAATCATTAGCTCCAGGATACACAGAAAATGAAAACATGTGGGACAAAATTAGAAAGTTAAGCATGACAGTAAATCTAACTGACCCTAAAAATTATGCCGGTGGTAATTTAAAGTTTGATTTTGGACATCATCATCATAAAAGATTTCATGTATGTAAAGAAATAAGACCAAGAGGGTCTATTATTATATTTCCTTCATACACATATCATTGTGTAACACCTGTTACAAGAGGCACAAGATATTCACTAGTATTATGGAGTTTAGGAAAGCCATGGAAATAAAAAATACAGCAAAGTTTTACGCTAAAAATAAATACGTTTTAATTAAAAAATTTATATCAAAAGAACAAGCCAACTATTTGTATCAATACGGAGTTTTAAGAGCAAACAGAGCCGCTACTATGGCAAGGTCTAAATGGCCAGGTTATAGAGAAGATATTGATGGCACATTTACAGATCAACAGGTACCAGGTACATATTCATGTTATGCTGACCCAGCCATGGAAACTTTACTATTACAAGGCTTAGATGGTATGAGAAAGATTACAGGTCTTAATTTGGCACCAACATATTCTTATTGGAGATTATATAAAAATGGTGATGTTTTAAAAAGACATAAAGATAGACCAAGTTGTGAAGTATCTACAACACTTTGTTTAGGTTACAATAATGATAACTTAAAAGATAAAAAGAAACATTGGCAATTGTATAACTGGCCAATGTGGGTAGATAAGACAGGTGGTAAAGGCAACAAGGGAACTCCTATTCATATGGAACCTGGTGACATGATTGTTTATAGAGGTTGTGAAATAGAACATTGGCGAGAACCTTTTATAGGACAAAATCATGCTCAAGTATTTTTACATTATAACAACGTAGATGGTCCTTATGGAACAAATTGTGTATATGATGGCAGACATGCTTTAGGTTTACCTAGCGATTTTAAAGACCCTAAAAAGGCAGAAGCTATGAGAAAAGCAGACGCCGAGTTACATAAACAAAAAAATAAGTAAATCTTGTGACTACCACCCGATATTTAATCATTGATAAACCAGACGAAGTATATCTAAAAATAGAAGCAGAAGCTGATATTAGACGAGAACTTGGTCAATACTTTACATTTGAAGTGCCTGGTTTTAAGTTTATGCCACAATACAGAGCAAGACAGTGGGACGGAAAGATTAGATTGTTTAGTTATGCTAATGGTAAAATTTATGCCGGTTTATATCCTTATATAATTAAATGGTGTGAAGAAAACAATGTACAGGTCGTAGATGGTAGTAAGATCAAAGATGTTCCTGTAGATGAAAAACACATTGATTCATTTATAAAAGCATTAAAGATACCTAATATTGAAGTTAGAGATTATCAAAGAGAGGCTTTTGTACACTCTATTACAAAAAATAGATGTTTACTATTGTCGCCAACTGCCTCTGGTAAGTCTTTAATTATCTATCTAATGTTAATATTCAATCTATTAAGACTTAAAGATAAAAAACAAGACAAGATACTTATTATTGTACCAACCACTTCACTAGTAGAACAACTATTTAAAGACTTTAAAGATTATGGTTATAACAGTGAAAGAAATGTACATAAAATCTATCAAGGACACGAAAAAGAAACAAACAAAAGAGTAGTAATAACTACTTGGCAATCAGTATATAATCTACCAAAAAAATGGTTTTCAGACTATGGTATGGTGGTTGGTGACGAGGCACACTTATTTAAAGCTATGTCACTTACAAAGATAATGACCAAACTAGATAAATGTAAGTATAGAATAGGTCTTACAGGTACTTTAGATGGTACTAAAACACATAAGTTAGTATTAGAAGGACTATTTGGTACAGTCAACAAGGTTGTATCTACAAGTGAGTTACAAGAAAGTGGTAAATTGGCTGCTTTAAAGATTATCTGTTTAATCTTAAAACACGACAAGAATGCCAGTCACATGTTAAAAGATAAGACTTATCAGGAAGAGATGGATTATTTGGTCTCAAATGAGAAAAGGAATAAATACATAAGAAATTTGACCTTATCTTTACAAGGTAATACTTTGTGTCTATTCCAATATGTTGAAAAACACGGCAAGATATTAAAAGAACTTATTGAAAAGAAGGCCGACAAACACAACATATTTTATGTCCATGGAGGAGTAGAAGCTGATGAAAGAGAAAAGATTAGAGAGATCACAGAAAAGTCCGATAACGCAATTATTATCGCTAGTTACGGTACCTTTTCTACTGGTATCAATATCCGTAATTTACACAATATTGTTTTTAGTAGCCCTAGTAAATCTCGTATAAGAAATTTACAATCAATAGGTAGAGGCCTGAGATTAAAAGATAATAACTCGGCAGCCACACTATACGATATTGCTGACGATTTAACACACAATGAAAAAGAGAATTATACTCTGGCTCATTTTAGAGAACGGATAAATATTTACAATGATGAAGATTTTGAATATGAAATCCATAACGTGGAGTTAAAATAATGCAAACAGTAAAAGTAATTAAACTAGACAACGGCGATGATATTGTCTGTTCTTTTCCAAAGGAACAGTTAGAAGAAAAAACCGGTTTGATTAGATTAGTTAAACCTTTATTAATTAAGTATGTACCTCAATTAACACCACAAGGGTTCAAAGACTATGTGGCTTTAATTAAATGGGCTGCCTATACGAATGATGAGATTATAACTATCCCAATAAAAAAAATATTGACGATAACAAATGCCAGTGCCGAAATGGTAAAGTCCTTTGAACATATGAGTAATGATTATCAGAAGCTAGAAGCCCCTAAAAAAGAAAATAACTATAGAAAAACAATGTTCTCTAAACAAGAGAATGCCAAGATCAATGAAATATTTGATGAGTTTAATGATGACTATGATGATGGTGGTAATGGGCCAGGTACGGTCCACTAAGCTGGAGTATCCTCAACTTACCTCGCTACACGCTCCATTATAGGCATATTTAATCAAAAGTCAATGCTCCTTTAAACAGAATGAACATTGACAAATACAACTGATTATGTTATATTAATAATTATGAAAACAAAAAAGAAAAGTGAACACTACGTTAACAATGCCGACTTTCTGGAAGCTATGAAAGGTTACAGAAAAGAAGTTAACAAAGCAATAAAAGAAAAGAAAGAAAAACCACCAGTTGGTAACTATATTGGTAGTTGTTTCTTAAAAATAGCGAATCACCTATCATACAGACCGAATTTTATCAATTATACATTTAGAGATGATATGATCTCTGATGGTATAGAAAACTGTTTACAGTACCTTGACAACTTTAATCCTGCTAAATCAAAGAATCCATTTGCCTACTTTACACAAATAATATACTTTGCTTTTGTAAGAAGAATACAAAAAGAAAAGAAACAAGTTACTATAAAACAAAAACTAATAATGGATAATAACTATGATGATATAACTTTACAACCAGGTGAAGACAGAGAGTTTAAAAATCAATTCAAAGAATATTTACAAAAGAATATGAGAATGGACGAACCTGTAAAGAAAGAAAAGAAACCGGTTAAGAAGAAAAAGAAAGCTACATCATCTAAATTTTTTGCTTAATGAATATTAAAAACATTGTAATAGTCGGTGGTGGAACGGCTGGCTGGGCAACTGCTCACCATTTCCTAAACAAGACACATCCTGACACACACATAACTGTGGTGGCTAGTGAAGAAATACCTATTATCGGTGTTGGTGAAAGTACAACTGGCCGTTTTAACGATTTAATTAATTTAAAAGATAATAACACAGGTCTAAATGAAAAAGAATTTTTAAAAGAAACATCATCAACATTTAAAATAGGTATCAAACACACTGATTGGTATAAAAAAGGCAAATCTTTTTACTCACCTATTGGCGATAACTATTCAAACAATACTCAATTTCCACATATAGATTATGATAACTATAGAGTATATCATGTGGCAGAAAAAATAGATTACAGTAAAACATTCCAATCTCGTTTAATGGCAGAAAATAAATTACACATTGTTGAAGGCGAGAAGTTAACAGATGTAAACACTGCTTATCATTTAGATACCTATAAAGTAGGTCAGTATCTAAAAAGAAAAGCAATTGCTTGTACTAAACTTGATTATATTGACGATCAAGTGGTGGATTTTAAACAAAACA